CGGTTGAACTCGTAGCTCGTCTGCCAGCGGTTCGGCTGCCAGAGCAGCTTCGCCGCCGTGCTCGTCCTGTCTCTGTGCCTCTGCGCCTCTGCGTCTCTCGTGTAGACCTTGAGCGGTAGCTGAGCTATGCTGTTTGAAAGGTAATTGACGACGGCCTGCAGGTTATCCTGGCTCTGGTAGAGCTGAGTGGCCGTGTAGTTAAGCACCTGCGTAGGCGCTGACGGCCCGAAGTTGAAGCGGATCACATCTCCTCTTAAGAAGAAGCGACCCAGTCTTTCTCTGAATGTCAAGGTATCACCTCGTTATATAAAGACTAAATCGTGCCCCGGCTGAACGTAGGCGCTTTGGTATATCTTACTTTCGGATTTATTGACTGATGTCATTGCGGCGAAGGCGGCAAAACACGCCATAAGAGGCGCGATGTCGTCAGGGCTTTTGACCCTGTCGGGGAGCATAGTGCCCGCGCCGATGTTCCTGAGCTGGCAGGTCTTGCCGGGTGTATCGAGGACGGGCTGAGGCAGGTGGTAAATTCTCGCCCCACCTCTCGGAGTCTCGCCGGGCATAACCGGCGCGCTTGCGGCTATGGCATCGTAGAACCTGCCCCAGCCTGAGGTGAGCTCAGGGCCTTCGATTGCTGCTCTTTCCACGCCGTGGATCGTGCATATCTGCTCTGCGAGGCCTGCGACCGGTGCGCCGCGGGATTGAAATGCCAGGCGCATCGGGTTCTGTAAGGCTCTGGCTCTGAACCAGTCAATCGCCCACTCGCTTCCGACCCTCCGGGCAACGACTTCTATGTGGTAGTCGCCGTCTTCTCTGAGTCCGCAGACGCCTATCGTCGTCCAGCGGCGATCCTGGCTCATGTCTATGCCGTAAACCAGCGGGCTCTCGCCCGTGATGTAGCTTTTTTCGTCTGTTCCGCCTTCCCAGGCGCCGTCGGGAAACGGTGCCGGAAGAATTGTCTCGACCTGCTGACACATATGCTCGCTTCTGAACTTACTCTCGGGGCTTGTCGCTCTCTTATTGGCGAGCGTTCTCTCGGTTACGAGGCCGTAGCCGAGCGCCGGATTTGCCTGAGCGAGTGCCTTGAGGTCGTCCATCTTAGCGCCGTCGGGAGCGGACCACTCGAAGAAGCCGAGGGTCTCCGCGTCAACGGTTCCGCCGAAGTCGGCGGCGTTTTTTCGTCCTTCTATCTGGGCGATTGCCTGGCTCCTGAGCTGTCGGAGCACTACGCTGTCGGGATCGCCGGCGTTGCTGAAGCAGATCACCATTCCGTTCGGCTTTGCCGTGGTGCTGGCGTCTGCGGCTGCCCAAGTTTCCCAGTCGCGATGCTCGCGGAGTTCGTCAAGCAAGACGAGATCGTTGCTGTCGCCTCTGCCCGCGCGCCTCGTCGGGGCGCCGACCTTATAGGTGCGGAGTCCTGTGAGCACGAGCCGCTTGCTTCCGTTCGTCCGTCGGATCTGGGCGATGTCGTTTGCAAGCTCCGGATGGCTCTCCTGGTCTTTGATGACTTCGTCCCATACCTCCTCTGCCTTGTCGAGGCTCAGGCTGGTACCAAAGATTGAGTCGACGTGCAGCACGTTCAGGAAGAACGAAGCGATGACCTCGCTGAGCACGGTCTTTCCTTGCTGACGGCTTACCATAACCACGACGGTGCGGAAGCGGAAATGCCAGGCGCCGGGCTTGCCGGTGCCGAGCTTGCCTTCGACCTCAAAGGCGTGCTTGAGCGCCCACTCTTGCCACGGGTAGAGGTTCTTACCGAGCTCGTCCCGGGCGTATTCAATCATCGCGAAGCCGAGGCTCGTGTACTTTGTCAGGGGCCTGAGCGGCCGTGTGTATATCCTCGGCTCGGTCACTCCCATCATTCCGTTTCTTCCTTTCCCTTGTGCGATTAGCTGATTTTATATTTCTGCCGCAGCGTCTCAATCTGTGAAATCGGAGCCCCCTCTGAGCTGCCGGTCTCGTCGAGGATGTTTCGGAGGCTGTTAAGAGCGGCCGCGTAGTCTCTGACCGTCGCACGGTATTCGACAACGGCGGGGTTCGCTCTGAGCTGGACGTCGCCGGTGCCGATGGTGACCTGCTGAGCGAGCGGCATCTTGTCATATATGCCCGTCTGGTCTTTGATCTTCTTCTGCATAGCGAGCACAGCTTCGGCGAGTGTTTCTACTTGCTCGTCGAGCTTGCCGGTCTTGCATAATTCCTTCGCGGTCATATCAGGTGCCTCCCTTCTACTTTAGAGCCTATCACAAATCTACCCTCAAAAACTGCAGAGATTTTGACAACCCCTCGCGCCTTATGGCTCAAGGGGTTGAGGGGTCTCTGTCATTTTTGGTTTTGCAAAAAATAGGGGGTTTTTAGTGACCGAGGCTCTTGACTATCTCGCGCTCTCTGTCGGACAGTTGCCATCGTTCCGCCGCCGCTCGTTCCGCCGCCGCTCGTTCCGCCGCCGCTCGTTCCGCCGCCGCTCGTTCCGCCGCCGCTCGTTCCGACAGTAACAATCCCGAACCGTATATGGCCTTGCCCTTCTCCTTCTGAGCGTCGAGCTCGCGGATGCAAACACTGTCAGAGCGGGCTATCTTTAAGTCTATGCCATAGCGACTGTATCTGCCAAGCAGGGCGGCCGTCGCGACTTCGTCCGGGTATACATACTTCGGAATCTCTCGGCGCTGTTCTTTTCTTATCTCGTCCACAGCGGTCTTGATTGATTGATTCAAACTCGGCGCTGTTCTTGCGCGGAGAGGGTCAAGGTTTGTCAGAAACGAAGTCGGAACCTCCGCGCCATTGGCATATATGACCGATACGTCTACACAAACAGCACATATATCAAAGCCCTCGCGTAAATAATTAAAAAGAGCCAAGCAAGGGGCAAATAAAAAAAAGCGCACGCTCTGGTCTCTGTAAAAATCAATAATCTCCTTCATAATTGAGAAAGGAGGGTTGTCGACCACAATGTCAGAGCGCTTATACTTTTCTGCCTGATAGTCTCCGCCGGGATAAAACGGCCGCACGAAGTTCTTACGGTTGACTCCGTACTCGCTGGCGACCCAGTCCGCGACGGCTTCGTATACGCCTTCGGGAGTGTAGCAGTCGTCTGTTGTATGCTTCGGCACGAACTTTTCAAGAAAATCGGCGTACTCTTCCTCGTCTTCTCTCGCTTCCCCCGTGTCACCGGAGCCGAACCACTCGTTGTGCTGATTGCCGAAGCCGAAGGCGCTCATATCAATCTCGCCGATGTTGTCAAGGTTCCAGTTCAAGGCCTCAATGTCGAAGCCGCTGCTCATCGTCGTCTGATTATGCGCGAGCGCGTAGGCCTTGCGCTCTTCTTCTGTGAGCCAGTCAAGGCGGATGCATTCGGCCTCGTTATAACCGAGCTCCTTGAGGGCTTCATATCTGCCGTGGCCTTCGACGATTAAGTTCTGGTCGCCCCATACGGCAATGGGGTCGTTGTTCCCGAAGGCCTCTATGCTGTTTTTTATCTGCTCGATCTGATCCGCCGGGTGTAGCTTCGCATTGTGTGGGTCGGGTGTCAGCTCGTCGAGCGGTATTTTGATTATTTCCATGTCTTTTCTCCTTCCTGCGCTCTGGCGGTGAGGTATTCTCTCTTGAGCTTCAGCAGATGACGCTCAAGGTCGTGCTGTCTCTTCCAGCTCTGCGTCCGGAGGAGCTGGTCGTTGGTCTTGTTTATATCTGTGCGGATGACTGCCGCGCTTCGCGTGGTCTTCATTGTCATTTCTTCCTTTCTATCAAAAAAAAAATATTCGAGCCTTGCGGAGGGAGATTGTCCTGCGGGCCGGTGGGGTGCGGGGGCGGCGGGTGCGCCCGAGATTCTCTGGCCCCTACCGTCACCAGATGCGCGACTGCTGACCGAGAACGTTCTCACCATTGGTTCCATCTCCTCGTGAACGATTGCATCTCGTGTGAGAAGGTGCGATGTTGAGGAGGTCCAGCTCCAGGTCGGGGCGCTGGACAACAGGTATCAAGTGGTCAGGCTCCCAAGCGTCAGGCGCGCTTGACGGCTCTAAATAATAATTAATCGGTTGACCACAAATGTGACAGGGCGCTTGCGCTTTGAGATCACGTTCCCACGCGAGCCGTCGCACATACGGCCAGCGACTGTGTCTGCTTCTGGTTGACATATGCTTCGCTCCTTCATTGGTGATTGATTGAGGCTGAGTGTTGAGCTGACGGATGCCGTCCGCATCAGGCAGTCCGTCTTCATCTCCTGCGTCTCCCCGGGGAGGTGCTCCGCCCGGGTATGACCCCCGGGGAGTACGGGAGGAGGGTATCGGTTGCCCCCGGTAGCTCATACCCGCCCCGGGTCCTGGTTAGGGGTCGCGC